ATATAACGACATATATTTTAAACATAAACAACAAACTTGGTTATCGTAAGCTATTTTATTTAATAAAAATATATATTAAAAATTTCTTATTAAAAAATACAATATTTAATTATTAAATTTTAATTTTAATTTTCTTTTTTTTATTTTCTTTCATTTTTATTGATACGTAAAGTTGAATAAGAATACGAGTAACAGTTCGAACCCATCCATAAATAAGAAATGGTACTGGTTATTTTCAATACATAAATTAAAATCTATGCCAATCAGCCGGATCAATTGAACCCCATGAATCTTCGTCTGATAGTGGTTCTAGCTCACGTATGTGGTTATTAATTTCATCTGATAACATCATTTCAAAATCATAATCATATATATGAACATGTTTATCAAACTTGTATCTCATTTCAACATTTAATTCAAAATCAACAGGATCAATTTCATAAGTATTATAAAGAACAGAATTTTTGAAAATTAACCATTCTTCAATATTCATATTAGAATTAGTAAGTTTTGTTCCATAAAAATTTTTGTAATTGTTTTTTATGCAAGTTTTAAAAAATGAAATTACTTCATTATATTTATCCCATAATTTTAAATCATTAACATAATCAGAAATTATTGCATCAATATCTTCAATATTAGTTATGTTCATATTCAATATTATTATTATTTGATATCTAATAAATCAATTTTAAAATAGAATTTAAACAAATATTAATAAATATCTAAACATTATAGTTGTATAATATTTATGAATTTAACAAGAGGAAGAAAATTACTTTTGGAACGTATTGCTCCAGAAGAAGCATTAACAATTAATGTTTTAAATAAGGATGAAGTAATGTTACTATTATCAGAAGTATATCAAGATAGAATTTCTGGACCCGAATTACAATTTTATAAAATTAAACACTTAAAACCTCTTTTCTCTAAAAAGAAGAAGAAAAAGGACAAAACTGACAAAAAAATGGAAAATCAGATAGCAAATTTAAAAAATGAATTACAAGAAATTAAAAATTTACTTCAATATAATATTTCTAAATCAAACTATTCTTATGAAACAGTTGAAGATCTTCGTAAAGCAAAATTAAGAGATATTTTGACAAAAGATATTGATAAATATCAAGATTCTGAAATTACGTTTATGCTCTCAAGTGTATATAATAAACACTTATCTAATCAAGATAAACAAATATTAAAACTTAAATATTAAGACGATTATCAGTCTTATTTCTATAAAAATATTATATTACTATAAGGATATAAATAAAATGTCTTTCTCAATCAATGATACTATAGAAACAGTGGATAAAACACAAGGAACAGTTATTAAAACTAGATGTCTAGGTTTAGGTAAAGCATTTCTTGTTAATATTAACGGGCAAACTCATGCTTATCTTGGAGATAATCAATCTAAACTTCGTCTTAAAAAAACATATCAAAATAAAGTAGCATATTTCTTTGATGGCCCAATCAGTATGTGGGGATTAAATTTAACAAATCATCATAATGTATCTGATCATTTAAAAATCTTATTAACAACAGAACATAACTTTACTGATACTAAAACTGTTAGATCTAACCCAACTCCTTCACTTGATGAATTTATTACTAAAATGCAACAACCAAATACATTAGGTATTTTATCATATTGTGGACACGGAACTCAAAGTTCTTCGAATTCAGAAAGTGATGGAACACAAGAAAGTTGGTTTGGCATTGGAGATACAACATTTACTAGTAAAATTAACTCTATTCATCCAACTAGTTTACTTGTATTAATTGTTGATGCTTGTTTTAGTGATGGAATTATTAATCAAGACCAAATTACAAATCCTGTTAATTATATTTATTATTCCGCAGCAAGACAAGATGGTCCAGATGACACAAGAAGTGCATTATATACAGGTGATGGTGGATGGCTAACTTATAATTTTGTTGATTTCTTAGAAAAAAGAACAAATACTACACATATCACATATAATGAAATTTTAAATCAATTAACAAGTGATACATCTAGATATTATAATGATGGTGGAAGTAATTTACATTGGCCAAGAATAATAACCTCTAATCAAAATATGCTAGAAGACTTCTTTTTAAACTAATTGTTTACAATCATAGATTTTTTATATAAAATTATATTATATAATTATATATACATTATGGATTTTGGATTAACTGAAGATTTATGTAATAAGATTACTGAAGAAGATAGTTGGACTATTATTAAAAATTACTTTAAAAATAAAGGTTTTATTAATCATCACTTAACATCTTATAATAAATTCATAAATAAAGATATTAAGGAAATTATTTCATCATCTGTACCTATTACCATAATCGGAAATGAATATGATTCAAAACATGATGATGATAAAAGAAAAAAGAAAATGGTTTTAATGTTTGGTGAAGTATTTACAACTAGTAATCACATTAAAGAAAATGATGGAACTATTACTAAATTAACACCAAATATTTGTAGATTAAGAAACTTAACATATCAAACAAATATTTACGCCAATATGATGAGAACTGTTTCTGTAATTAATATAACCAAAGGCGAAGAAGATATTATAAAAAAAGATAGCGAAAAAATTTTAATCGGAAAAATCCCAATTATGTTAAAAAGTAATCTCTGTATTTTAGAAAATTTATCAAAAAATGAATTGAAAGAAAAAAATGAATGTATTTATGATCATGGTGGTTATTTTATTATAAATGGAGCAGAAAAAGTATTAATTGCTTCTGAAAATATTGCCAAAGATAGATGGATTTGTAATGAAGATGCTAAAAAAAATATTAGAATTTTCGTTTTACACGAAATTCATGGTGCTTTTGGTTCATTTCCTATGTCATTTAAAATCAATTATGAACAACCAATTTCCGATTCACCAATTTACCCAAATAAAGTATTCAGAGTTACTATCAAAAAAGGAATTAGTATTCCTCTAATCATTTTATTCAAAGCCTTAAATATCATTGAAGATGAGAAAATTAAACAATATATCATTTATGACAAAAATGATAATGAAATGAATAATTTATTAATTTCTAGTTTAACAGAATCTGAATACATTATTACTCAAGAAATTGCTTTATATTATATTGGAAAAAGAATTTCACTACCTTATGTTTCACGACAACAAATAATTGAAAATGCCAAAAAATACTTAAACAATGTGTTATTTAATTATTTACCTGGAAATTATGATAATAAAAATAAAATTTTTACACTTGGGTATATGGTTAATTATTTATGTCAAGTTATTCTCAAACGTAAAAAACAAAGTTCAAAAGATAATTTTATCAATAAAAGAACAACTGTATCTGGTCTATTTATCAAAGATTTATTTGATAAAATCTTTAGAAAATTTACCCAAACTCTTAAATTTAATGCTATAAATAAATTCGGATTTGAAGGTGAAGATTCTTTTTCCCTTAATTCTTTAACTAATAATGGAGAATATATAACAGAAAACTTAAATTATTCTTTTTCCACTGGTAATTGGGGAATTAAAGATCAAGTAGGCAATGAAGCAGGTGTTTCTCAAACATATGATAGACTTAATTATTTATCTGCATTATCTATTTTAAGACGCACTGCTAATAATACTATTGATCCTAATTTAAAAAAACCAGAACCTAGATGGTTTGAAGCAAGTCAATGGGGTATGTTCTGTGCTACTGAAACACCAGAAGGTGCTAAATCTGGATTAACTAAAAATCTTGCTTTAATGTGTGAAATATCAACTAAAACATCTAATTCTGAAGTTTATAAAATTATCCAAGAATCTAATTTAGTCGACTCTCTAGAAAATCTTCCACTTAAACAAATTAATGATGTTACTAAAATTTTCATCAATTCTGGGTGGTATTTTATTACCAACACACCAAAATCTTTAATATCATATATTTATGATATAAAAAATAAAATTAAATTAAATTTTGATGTATGTATTGATTATAATAAAACTATTAATCAAATTAATATTAGATGTGATGCTGGAAGAATTATTAGACCATTGTATACTGTTAATAAAAAATTAAATATACTTAATATCACTAAACAACATGTCATTATGCTTAAAAATAAGATTATTGATTGGAATTATTTAGTGCAAAATAATCTTGTTGAATATGTTGATGTAGAAAAAGAAACTGAAATATTATGTGCTATGAATGTATCAGATTTACATAAATTAAATTATACACATTGTGAAATTAATCCAGCAATGATATTAGGTGTATGTGGCTCAATTATTCCATTCCCAAATAGAAATGATGGACACCGTAATGTTTTCGAATCTGCTATGGCAAAACAAGCAATAGGAATTAATGGAACATCTATTAATCAACGTTTTGATGGAACTACTGTTTCGTTATACTATCCACAACAACCTTTAGCACAAACTAAATCACTTAAATTATACAATTTTGATAAAATTCCAGCTGGACAAAATCTTATTGTTGCTATCGTTTGTTATACAGGTTATAACCAAGAGGATTCACTCATACTTAATCAATCTTCTATTGATAGAGGACTTTTCAGAACAACTTACACTCATTCATATTCTATTCAAGAAGAATTTAATGAAAATATTGAAAAACCAAGTTCTATGAATTGTATTAACTGCTCTAAAAATTCATACGAAAAACTTGATGATGATGGATTATTAGAAATTGGAGAAAGAGTTACTGGTGCTGATACTATTGTTGGAAAAACAATTAATTTATCTATCAATGAAATTGATGAAAAAAATTTATTTAAAAATAAAAAAGATATCAGTGTTAAAACTAAAAATGATAAATATGGAATTATTGATGACGTAATTTTAACTACTAATCAAAATAATACAAAAAATGTTAAAGTTAGAGTTAGAACAGAAAGAATTATTCAAATTGGAGATAAATTCGCATCAAGACACGGACAAAAGGGGACATGCGGCATTACTTATCGCCAAGAAGATATGCCTTTTACTAAAGACGGACTTGTTCCTGACCTTTTATTAAATCCACACGCTCTTCCATCAAGAATGACACTAGGCCATTTATTAGAATCATTACTTGGAAAAATAGGATGTTTTAAAGGAACTATTGTTGATGCTACCATCTTTAATAAAATTAATGTTAAGAATGTTGGAGAAATATTAGGAGAACTAGGATTTGAAAAATACGGAAATGAAACATTATACAATGGACAAACTGGAGAAAAATTAGAAACAGAATTATTCTTCTGCCCTACTTTTTACCAAAGATTAAAACATATGGTTGATGATAAAGTTCAAAGTAGAACTCCTGAATCTGGTCCTGTTATGAAATTAACTAAACAACCTATCAAAGGTAGAGGTAGAGGAGGAGGTATTCGTTTCGGAGAAATGGAACGTGATTGTATCTTATCTCATGGTGCTATGGGAATAATTAATGAAAGAACATTAGATAGTTCCGATGGTATTAATTTACATGTATGCCCTATATGTGGACTTATCCCACAAAGACTTGAAAATGGTAAATATTATTGTAAAGTTTGCGATAATAGCGAAATGGCTGTTTTAAAAGTTCCTTATTCCGCCAAATTATTAATGCAAGAATTAATGTCTACCAATGTCCATATGAAATTTATGTTAAGTAAAAAATAATTCCAGTCCCTCTTTAAATTATTTATATATTAAAAATAAATCTATTCAGCATAAGTACCCCATATAGAATTGTCGCATATTACTTTACGAAAATTATGTGGCTTCTTAATAACCTTTTTAATTTCACGCCATCGACGCTTAGGTTGTACCTCTTTCCTAATTTTCCCGAAATTATCCTTCATATCCCTATCACGAAAAATTTTCTGTGCTACTTGGACATCTTTTGGCGCAGATACAAAAGCATCCACGTATCGTTTCTTACGAATGTCGCAAATCTGAGCCCAGATACAGAAATCAAATGAACTAACTGGATATGAAAAATACTTTTTCCTAGCCTCCAAATAATTTCGCCAAAGTTGATCAACTTCCAAAACAATTACAGAAATTCTCTGTTCTGACATAGTTTCTTTTGAAGTACTTTATATAATAATTATCAATTATTGTTTAGTTGATAGTTAATATATCGATTTTAATTCTTACTTTTTTATGATTGATTCTTCTTCGTTTTAAGTAATTCGTATGATTCCAATATTTTTTCCATTGCTGATGAATTGGATTCGAAACTTTATTAGTAGTCCAGTTAAGAAACCTTTGATAATATGCGTTTGGCTTTTCCTAAATTACCAAAACTTGGCAATTTAATTCCTTCTTTGACAATTTTCTTTAATACTGTATTTGCTTTCTTCTTTGTTTGTTGTCTTGATCCACTTAATATGACGACGATACTACCCTTTTTAACATTAATACATTTTAATGGTTTCATTTTTTCACTACATTCTTTCAAAAATTGATTTTTTTTATTACCAACTATTTTTTTTAAATCTATATTAAAGGTAACAATTTTTTTGACTGGTTTCTTGCTATAATTTCTTTTACTTTTTTGAAGTTTTCGTTTAATATTTTTCTTTTCTTGTTCTATATCTTTTTTTACTTCTTTTTGAATTTTCTTCATTTTAGCAACTTTTTGAACACGAAGAGCAATTGCTT